TTTATCACCCCACCGAACTGGTTAAGAGCCAAGACGTTATCATTCGTGTTGGCTCTATCACTGGTACTACCCGCCCCGTTATTACGCAGAGCGGCGCTACCTTCACTGTTAGCGGCGCCCCCACGCTTTATACGCTACAGGCCGCTACGACTGCCTCCATGGCATTCAACGATGGCAACACTGAGTTCTATGTGCTTGGTGGTGGTGGCTTCACTGACAGCGTTGTTGTCACCGCTGGCGCCACTGCTTCTGTTACCACCTACTTCCAAAAGGACGTGGACGGTGCTGTGTTCCTTCCCGACAGCTTTGATGAAGCATTCCAGGTGATTGCCACTGCTCGTTACGACAAGAATGCAGAAGTGTATTTTGAAGTGAACAAGCAACTGGGTGCTAGCGGCAACACTTATTTCTATGACCGCGTGGCTTATGTTGGTCGCGCTATGAACATTAACGAAAGCTATCCCGCTGATAACCTTGTCGAAGTTACGTTTGATGTGATGAGCCGTGGTCGCATTGGCATTCATCAGAATGCTCAAGAGACTGGCAGCATCATCCCATCTGCTCCTAACACTTGATTTCTCTTCCCATTGTTTCTTGCTAGCCTCTCCTCAGGGAGGGGCTTTTTAATACCATGAACATTACCCAGCTACGAGACGCCATCAACACGCTCTTGACTGACTCTCCGAGTTTGCTGGGCACCTACACGCTTCCAAATAATACGACCACTCCGGCAATTTATGTTGTGGGACGACAATCAGTGCCTTCCGATTGGAAGGTGACTGGCTTGGAAGTTACCATGCGAGAATTTCCAGAACGCTTGCCTACAGCAATGATGGGAACAGTAAGAGTGTTGCAGCAATGGGAGTCCATAATGGTGCAATACACGCCTTCCGGCACTAATTTAGCTGATGCCATGGACCGAATGGTTAGGCGATTCCCTGATGCAACAGTGCGTTATACGCCTGGAGATGATGTGGCTTATGAACGTTGTCGTTTTATCATTCCAGACATGGTGGTTCGTAATCTTTACCCTGCGGCTTAACGATGGCAATTGTTGGCGCAAAACTTATCAACCCAGAGTCCATTGAAAATGCTTTGATTCAAGCTTTTGAGACCTGGGCGAATGAAGATATTAACAAAGCGCATTGGGACGATCAATTCAAGGAAATGTCCATGTGGGATTATGACAACGAAACAAGGCGCAAGAATGGTGAAGTTGTTGATACTCCGCGAGATATTTACGATCTTGGTGCCCTGTACAAAAGTGGTATAAAAAGCCTGAATTTTGAAAAGACAGGTGGCGAGGTAAGTGCTAACTGGCATTGGGATGCAACAAATGCGTCTGGAAAGGAATATGCAATGTATGTTCACGAAGGTCTAGGTACTAACGTGACTGCACGACCATTTACTGATGACATCTCAGTGGCATCATCATTCTTCTTGAAAGCGCCAGGAATGGCCTTTAAGCTGCGAGTCAGAAAGGCTATGGCTGCTCTCTAATGCAAATTGACTACTTGAAAAGCGATGACGGCAGAGTGCATGCAATCAACTGTCAAGCCAATGGCACCGTGTTAGAAGTGGGCATCCTCTGTGTTGTGACCTGCACTGAAACGACCACTAGAATTACAAGCGAACATCATCGTTTCATCATTGAAGTGCCTCTTGAATTTCGCTCCAGTAGCGAACGAGTGAAGGCCTTTAACGTTCCCCTTACCATTCTGTCCCATGAGCAAGTATAGTTTTCTTCTTCAATCTAAAGAAGCGGAATATTTTGAACTTACGGAAAACCTCCGACTAAGGAAGCATGGTGGCTGGTTGGTTGCCGAGGCCATTGAGCAAGAAGAAATCAGCAAGGCCCAGAGCCAAGCTACCATCCGTGCTGTGCAATTGGCAAAGCGTATTGCCACCACTAAAGGCATCGAGCTTGACGAGGCCTTTGCCTTGCTCCAAGGCGGCACTGACCTTGGTGAAATGGAACTGCTAAGCGAATTCACCGAAGAAACGCTTGGCATGATCAACAGTGGCGGCAGCATTGAAATTAGCAATGCTCGCATGGTGACGGCTTTTGTGCGTTGTCGTGGTGAGGGCCTCATTGATGGCACATGGCAAGCCGTAGACGATTGGTCCATTGAAGACACCAAGACAATGGGACGGCCCGTAATTGCCAAGGCCATGGAATTCATTGCTGCGGAGCAAGAGCAGGAGGTGGCTGATGCGGGTGCAGCAAAAAAAGCACCACGGAAAACGAAGGAAGCATTGCCGAACGCCTAGAAAAGCAATCCAGGGACTTCCTAAAATCCTTGGTAAAGTGGGACGACATCTACTTCCGGCTGAATGCTTCTGACCTTAGAGACGAACGCTGGTCTGCCAAGCATTTTGGTGGCCAGCGAATTTCTGATGTGAATGGTGCATTGGCATGGCTGGAGAAGCATGATATTGCTAAGTACAACCTTGGAAGCATTTCCATTGCAAAACTGGGCTGCTTTGTGGCGGGCAGTTTAGGGGGCAAGAAGACCAAGATTTTGCCGCAAGATTTTCTTCCCTTTGACACTCGTAAGATCAAGACTGAAAATGGCATGTCCGATGCAAGCATGAAGGTGTTGCAACGGTTGATGAAGACGCAAAAGATGGATGGACGAGTGATTGCATCATTGGCTGAAGAATTGAAAATGGCATCATTGCGTGGTGGCCAAGAATAATCGGCTACACTAGAGAGAATAGGCGAGTATAGACGATGGCTGACGCTGCTCAATTGAAGCTGCAGGTAGGACTTGACCTTGCGTTCTTTAAGCAGCAACTGGCGCTACTTGGTACTACAGCGGCTGGCTATTCACTGCCCATCAATATTGACCGGCTTGGCATTCAAAAAGAAATAACAAAGCTTGGCAGGAATATATCAGGCAGGAAGTACACGCTAAAGATTACAAGCGACGTGTCAAGGATAAATGCAGATATAATCAAACTTCAAAACGCCCTGGAAAGTATAGGGGAGAAAAGTGTCAACATTCAGGTGACTGGCACTGGCAACTTAAATGTCAAAGAAGCAAGGAAAATTCGTACAGAGCTAAGGGCTTCCATACTGGCCAATGGTGGCAAGATTAAGGTTCCTGCAACAATAACTGCTGCTATTACAAGGGCTGACGTAACTGCCTTCAAAAATGCCGTCAAAGAAAAGCTCGATGGTGTGTCTGTCAATGTAAGCGCAAACGTAAAAGGCGGTGGCGCGGGGGCTGGGCTGCCTCCTGATTACATGAAGTACATGGCAGAGCAGGGATTGCTTGGCAAGACCGCCCGTGGCATGACAATGCAAATGGGAAAAAGCGGCGACGATATTAAACAACAGCTTAATGATGCCGTACAATCTGCCGAAAAGATTAAATCTGTCTTTGATGGCGTAGCGCAAAGCATTGCCACCACTGGGAAATCCATTGCAACCATTCAAGGCAAAAGGCTTGGACTGGCAAATGTTCCGCTCATGGCTGGAGGCGTGGAAAAAAGAATTGGACAATCCGCCACTGCAATTGGAGGGACAACATCTTTTGACGCATTAAAGGCACTGTATCCAGAAGTCAGCAAAACTATTACTTCACTTGCTGCTCTAAAGGGGCAAATTCAACAAAATACTTCCAAGCTTTCTGGTTTCAGTTTAATCATTGCGCTGGCAGCATTTGCAGGAGTTCCACTGGCCAAAAGCGTTGTCAAACTTACGGGCAGTGCTGACAATTTTGCGCAATTACTGGATAGGCTTGGGCTAAAACTAGATGCTGCATTTACCAAGGCTGCATCTAACATTCTCAATGCCGCGTCTAGCAGACTGCTAGGTGAAGGCAGCGTAGCAGGCTTGCTGCCTCCTGCCTATCGTGGCATTGGACCGTCTGCAGGGCTGTCAGGCCTATTGCCTCCAGCTTACAGAGGATTGCCTCCTGCCTATCGCGGTATTGAACCGTCTGCAGGGGCTGCTGGTTTGCTGTCTCCCGCCTATCGCGGCATCCAACCGTCTGCGGGTGCTGCCGGTTTACTGCCTCCTGCTTATCGAGGTATTGGGCCAAGTCGCAATGCAGGGGCAATCGGAGGAACTGCTTTTGGCTCTCAAAAATATTTACCAACAGCGCTTGGAAATGAAACAAAGAAAGTGCTTCGAGATGCCGCTAATACATTTTTAGACATAATTAGGCAAGGCATTAGAGAAGTCAGGGTTCGGGATTTTGGAAAGACGATCAATAATCAAGCAATGCTTTCTGGAGAAAATATTGCTGGACTGTTGCCACCAGGAGTAGGCAGGGCGCCCAATGCCTATACGACAGGTGCCATTGGCGGGGAAACTCGCGCTGAATTGTTTGCACGCAGGACTAGGCAAGCATATATTAATTCTGCGGCTCGCGCAGGGGATGAGCGTCAATCACCATTGGCACTACCTTCTGGAAGAGACAGAGTGCTTGGCCAGCCTCCATTGATGACTGCGCCCAGCATAGGGGGGCGTCAAATTAACAGGGGCGTTGGAGCAGTGGGAGCTGGCCCTGGAATTGCAGGACGCGGAATGGCACCACCATCCTTCCAAAAAGGCTTTGGAAGCCAAGAAGCGCTTGCAATTGAAAACGCTGCCAGGCACACACTAAAGCTTGGGCTTGCCACTGACATAGCTCAGAGAAGTTTAGGAAAGATGAATGCCAGCCAAATTCCATTTATTGGAGGGCTCAGGGGCGTTGCCGGGGAACTAGGGCAAGCGACAAAACAAGTGTTGCTTTACGGAACTGCATACAGGGCACTTGCTGCTATTACTAGCATTCCTGGTCAACTACTTAATGCCGCAAAAAGCCAACAACAATATACCAATAGCTTAAAAGTTGCCACTCAAGAAACTGGTACTTTTGCCAAGGAATTGCTTTTTGTTGACAATGTTCAACGGGCATTTGGTCTTAATTTAGAAACCACTCGCACGGGATTCACAAGGCTATATGCCTCCATGGCTCCGACTGGCTTTGATTCTGGCTCCATTGAAAAGCTATTCACTGGCATTAGTGCTGCCACTGCGGCGCTGCAGTTAACTCCTGACAAGGCCGAGCGTGTTATCTACGCCTTCGGACAAATGGCCAGCAAGGGCCAGATCATGAGTGAAGAGCTTAAGGGGCAATTGGGAGACGTGCTTCCTGGTGCGCTAGCCATCTTTGCAAAATCTGCTGGAATGTCCGTCAAGGAATTCAGCAAGGCAATGGAGGATGGTGAATTTGTTGGCAATCGTTTTAGGGAGGTATTTGCCAAGGTAAGCGATGAATTGATGAAGCGCTTTGGTACGGGAGCGCAGGCTGCTGGCAAGTCACTGCAAGGCTTACTGAGCACTGTTGGCGGGGATTTCCAGCGCACCCTGGAATCTTTTGCACCACTAGCAGATAGCGTAGCACAAGCAATTCTCGTTCCACTGGGTGGAGCTTTGCGTCAATTGTCTACAAGCGCCCAGATTGCCACAGGTGAGATTGAGCGTGTGTTTATGCAATTGAAGGAGTCCCGGCAAGAGTTGAAAGACGTGAAAGATTCTGCTGGTACTGATGGAGTGATTACAGCGAAAGAAGCCCGGCAGATTAAAGCTGCGGAACAGAATTTAGGAGCCCTTACTCTGCGCTACAAGGCACTACAAAAAGCCGCAAGTGATCCTGCCATTGCCAAGCAAGCTAAAGATATTCA